CACCGCTGCCGAGTTCACCGCCTTCGAGGACGAGGACGGCATCGACATCGACTCGCTCAAGGGCCGCAAGTGCCAAGTGGACGTTGGCGTCCGCGACTCCGGCTGGCCGACCATCAGCAACGTCCTCCCGCCGCGGAAGGCGCGGCGCCGTTCATCCGAGGCTGACGCGTAAGCGGTTCCGCTGACGCCTCTTGGCCCCCGGCCGACTGCGGCACTGGAAACGGTGTCTCGGCTGGGGGCCAGATACGCTACGATGAGGACCGCATGAAACTACGCGCAACGCAAACCGACCTCCTCGACACGCTCGTCGCTGAACAAGCGGCGCAGGTCGAGGGCGAACGGAACACTGAACTGTTTAGACGCACCCGCGTCGCCCTCGAAGCTGGCAGCGACAGCGATGATGTCGCCGCCCGGATGACCGCCGCCGGTATCGCCGGTGGGCTCGCCGCCCGGGAGGCCGCGAGCACCGTCGCGTCAGCACTCCGCGAACCAGTTGACCGCCCCGCCGCGGGTACGCCGTCCGTCCCCGCTTCTGACTGGGAGGCCGTGTGGCTGCGGACGTGGCCGCGGGTCATCGGCATCGGCAAGGACAAGGTGCCGCGGCAACCGTGGCAATACTCGTGGGATGGGGCCAACGCCATCACCGTCGGCGGCACCCCGTACCTCGCCATCGTCATCCCACCGGGGTTGGCGGTCCTCGACGTGGACGACGGGGAACTGTGGCTCACGAACGGTCTCGAAGTGCCCGCGGGTGCGCCGCAGTACCCGAGCATCAGCGGGAAGCCGGGGAAGGGCCACGTCTGGTTCCGTTTGCACACCGACCGCCCCTATCCGACGCGCAAGATGAAGGCGTGGCCCGGTGCCGACCGCCTCATCGGCGGCCTCGGCGTTGCCAACGTCAAGGACTGGGAGACCATCCGCGCGCTCCCGCTCCCAGTGGACATGCCGCTGGCGCCGGACTGGTTTCAGCCGCCGCGTGAACCGTCGCGGGGCGTCAGGAACATCGTTGACTATCTGCGGGACGTGCCAGTTGACATTCCGTGGGTCATCGGGAAGATGGCGTACACGCACGGAATGACGCTAATCGCGGGCTCCCCAAAGGCGGGCAAGTCCACCCTCGCCTTCGAGTTGATGCGCTGCCTCGAAAACGGCGAATACTTCCTCGAACAGACGGTCTACGAGCGGCCAGCGCTACTCGTCACCGAGGAGGGCGGCGTCTCCGTCCGCTTCAAGGGCGAGGACTTGGTGGCGCTCGACGTGTACGACCGGAAGGCGAGCGCAGGCGAGTCCTTCGAGGAAACGCTCGCAGTCATCGGGGAGTGGTCGAGCCTACACCCCGGCGGCGTCGTATTCATCGACACGCTCGCCGCGTGGGCGCAGGTCGAGGATGAGAACGCGTCATCCGAGATGCAAGAGGCCATCGACAGCATCCGACTTAGCATCTCGGAGCCCTACGAAGTAGCGGTCATCCTCATCCACCATGCACGCAAGGGTGGCGGGAAGTACGGCGAGGGCATCCGCGGGTCCGGCGCCATCCTCGCGGCCGTAGACCACGTGGTCGAACTGTCGCGGGCCGACGAGAAACACCCGAACCGCCGCGTCATCGACATCATGTCCCGCGTCCTCCACACGGGGGAGCGGTGGCTCGTGGACTGGGACGGGGACACCCGGCGTTACACGGTCGTCACTGACGAGGACGCCGAAGACGAGGCGTATGAGGACTTGGAGGCCGACGTTGCGGGCATTCCCAGCACCGGCGAGGGCGTAACGGTCAAGGGGACCGGGTTGTCGTGGCGCCGACTCGCGAAGTTGGTCTCGCAGGGCCGCGTCCGCAAGGTTGAGGGCTTCGGGAACAAGCCCGCCCTCTACTGGGGCATCCCGCCGGTCGGAATGATGACGGAGGCCGCCGATGACGACGATTAGCCGACGGAAACCGACGGTCGAGCCGCCTTCGGCGGCTATTCCCCGGAGACGGCGGCCGAAACCGACCCCGAGAGCCGTAGCGACCGCGTTGCGGACGCAGGGTGCCCGGAACGGGTATAGTATCAGCGTTGAGGAGCGAGATGAGAGGTTCGACGCGCAGGCACACAGATGTGCCGTATGTGAGCGCCCATTTAGGACGCCTAACTGGCATCTTGAGTGCTCGTTCACCGGCACCCTCGAAGGTAGACGCATCGGAACCTCTCCTGCCGTGGACCATGACCATGCGACGGGGGCCGTTCGTGGGTTGCTATGTCGCTTCTGCAACCGGCAGGTGGTTACCATGGTCGAGCGACACTTGGACGCTCTGAAACGGGCCATCGTCTACGTCCGCGAAGGCGGCTGGCAGACGGAGTAGCCGCTCGTTCTTTACTCTAAACCGGTTTAGACTACCTAGAGTGAAGAACGCTAGGCTACAATGAGGGCGAATGCGCATCCCCAAGAGCCCGGACGAGGTCCGTAAGTCGAAGGCCGCCCGCCAGAAACGATGGCGCGACGGAGTCGCCCGCCGCGAGGCCGCTGTTGCCGCCCGCGAGGGGGTGGCCGCCGCCGTAGACCACGCGATGGGCCTCGACGCGCCCGGTGCGCCCGCTCCGAAGATACCCTCCATGTCCAGTGGGGACCTCGCGCAGTTGATGCGCGACCGCATCCACACCATCGTCTCCGAGATGGACGACGCCGACCTCTTGAACAAGGACTTCGCCCCCTCGCTGGCGCTCGGATTGAAGGCGCAGAGTACCATCGACGCGCGCGAGAAGCTCAAGGCGAAGCAGGGGATGGCGGAACTAGGTCGCGCGCTCCTCGGCATGCTCTCCGGGCAGACGTACATCGCCATTGACGACGGGAATACCATCGAGGGCGTAGCGGTCGAAGTCGATGCGGCTGAGTGACCGCCAGCAAGACTATCTCCTAGCCGTTCGCTTCCGCCTCACCCCGCAGGAGGTCGAGGCCGGTAGGCGCTTCCGCGCGTTCGCCCGGGAACGCCTCGCGATGGACATACACGTCGGGCAGGTGGCTTTCGCGGCGCTGGTCCTCGTCCGCGACCAGTCTCGGCTCAACAACGCCAAGTTCCTGACCCTGATGCTGGCCTCCGGCAACCGTGCGGGTAAGACCGCGCTCCTCGCCGTCCTCTACATCTACATGTGCCTCGACAAGACGAACCGCCCGAAGCCGCTCGACCTCGGCAGCGACAAGGAAGTCGAGCGTTGGCTGCGCACCGAGTACCATGCGTATCACTTCGGCATTGCGCAGGAGGTCGCCGACCTCGTGTACGCCGACATCGTGCGCATCCTCGGCGGCACCCACGAGGGGCAACTGGGGCGCGGCTGCCCGATTACCGCCGCTGGCCCCATCGCCCGCTGGGATACCAAGGAATACGGCGATTACCGCTGGATTAGGTTCGCCGCCGAAGTGGGCGGGGCCGAGATACACTTTCGCACCACCGGCGAGAAGGCCCTCGGGTCGCTGGGCAAGGACATGCACCTCGTCGGCTTCGATGAGGCGGGCATCGAGCGGAACCTGCCCTTCCTCGTGAAAGATGTCTTCAACATGCGCCGGATGGGGACCGGCGGGCAACTCGTCATGGTGTCAACCCCGTCCGAAGACCTCGGCTCCGACTTCGCGGACATGTGGGAGTGGGGTGACCCCAGTGGGCGCAAGCACCTGAAGTCGTGGCGCTCCATGCGCATGAGCACGCGGGACAACATCGGCTACGGCCTCGACCAAGAGATGTTCGACCGCCTCGTCGCCGACATGGACGCCCGGAACATCGCGCAGAACATCGAGGGTGAGTTCCTGCAAGTCAAGGGCGCGTACTTCAACGGCGGCAACGTCGAACTCGTGTTCATTGCGGGCATGCCGGAGCGCGTGGACAAGGTGCAGGGGTGCACGTACGTACAGGGCATCGACCCGGCCAAGGCAGCCGACTCGGCGTGGAGCATCGTCCTCATGGTGGTCGAGAACCCGGAGGCCATCGACAAGCCCTTCCTCGTCGGCGTGTACGCTGAGCAGAAGACGGGCGAGAAGTCCACCCCCGACCTCGTGTCGCTGGCGTACGACGGCTCCTCCGCGTACTCCGACCGGAGCACTACGTGCTACACTGCTATCGACGCCACCGGCTTCGGTGGTAAGATGTTCCGAGAGGCCATCGAGGGCTCGGTGCCTAACTTGACCAATGTCGAGTTCGGCGGGACTATCCAGAAGAAACGGATGTTGTTGGGTGACCTACGGACTCTCATTGACGAAGGCAGGCTCCTCCTCCCCGACACCGGCGTGTGGCGCGAAGTGCGTCGGCAACTCCTCCGCTACAAGTTGGAGGACCGCAAGTTGACTCAGGACGCAGTGATGGCGCTCGTTTGCGCTGTCTACTTGCTGCGCCGAACCCCCGTAGGAGGGCTGTTGTCCTCGGAGTTTGACCTCTCGTGAGTGACGCATTCGTCGGCGGACAGACGCCTACGGCCGATATGACCTTGCGCAAGGGCGTCGTCCACGCCGTCGATGATGAGACGAAGCAGGTCATCTACGACCTCGCTCGCCGCGTCGCCGCCATCCGCCCGTATCAGGACCGCCTCGCCCAGTGGAGCGAGCGGGCCGACGGCCTGTACTACGCCGAGCAGATTACCGCTGGCGGCGCCGACCTGTGGCCCATCATCCCACCCATCCCCGGCCGCTCCCACGTCTCCGTCAACCTGCCCGCCGCGTACGTTGACATCCCGGCCGCCCTTCAGGCCGTCGAGCCCATCGAGAACATGGTCGCCACCGACACGACGCCCGAGGCGCGGGACTCCGCGGCCGCGGTCGAGCGCCTGTACGTGGCTTGGAAGCAGTCCGAGGAGTTCGACCTCAAGTGGCACAAGGCCATTACGGTCAAGGGCCTGTACGGCCTCTCCGCCGCCCGCGTCTACTGGAACGAGCACCCCAAGGACGGGCAGCGCCGCCCGTGTATGCAAGTCATCGAGCAGCCGCGGAACCTGCACCTCGGGTACAAGAGCGACTCCTAC